ATCTGGGCTGGTGTAAACGCCAACGCTGGAGAGTTTGACGGTCTTACAGTTCTTATGGCTGCTGACGGAGATGTAAACGATGCTGCAAATGGCTCTGAAACATCTTTCACTTCTTCTAACATCGTAACACTACTTGGAAATGTAGTTGATTCAATTCCTGCATCTGTTTATGGTAAGGAAGATTTGACTATCTACGTTCCAACTGTTGCTTTGCAAGCTTATGTTCGCGCATTAGGCGGTTTCGCTTCAGGTGGACAGGGTGCTGCTGGTACAGATGCTAAAGGACAACAATGGTACAATATGGGTAATGCACTTTCTTTTGAAGGTATTAAAATCCAACATGCGCCAGGAATGCCTGCTGACCACATAGTTGCTGGTGAGGCTTCTAACATCTACTTTGGTACAGGTCTATTAAGCGACCACAACGAAGTAAAAGTAATCGACATGGCTGACCTTGACGGAAGCCAGAATGTACGTATCATCATGCGATATACAGCAGGTGTACAGTACGGTATCGGTTCTGACTTGACGTTACTGACGTTAGCATAATAATTGTTTAATCGAAAGGGGTAGTAACTCTGCCCCTTTTACTAAAAAAGTAAAACTATGGCTTGTGATTTAACTGGCGGAAGATTAAGACCTTGTAAGGATGCTGTCGGTGGTATTAAGAAACTACACTTTGTAGATTTCGGTGATTTAGGAACTTTAACCTATGGTTCTAGTGATGAGATTACTGATATGTCTGGTACTTTCGACTATCACACTTACGATGTTAAAGGTAATTCTTCGCTTGAAACAAACATTACATCTTCTATGGAGAATGGAACAACATTCTTTGAGCAGGTGTTAAGCGTTACATTGTTTAAGCTAACTAAAGAGGACAATAAAGAATTGAAGTTAATGGCGTATGGTAGACCACACGTTGTTGTACAAACATTTGATGACAAGTTCTTGTTGGTTGGCGCTGACAATGGTTCTGACGTAACTGGCGGTACTGCTGTAACTGGTACTGCAATGGGAGACCTAAATGGCTACACACTAACTTTAACTGCTAATGAAATCCGTATGCCATCTTTCGTAGATGGAGGTACTGATGCAGACCCATTTGCAGGTATGACAAGTGCTACTGCTACTGAATCTACTCAAAGAGACCCTTCATAAATTTAATAGGGTTGTGAATTTAAAAGGGGTTGCTTATGCGACCCTTTTTTTGTATCTTTGAAACAAATAACATTTTGATTGTTACTTTAGTATGCATATACTGACAACATCTACGCTATCTCAAGATATAAATATTAAGCCGAGAAGAACGTCTATAATAGGAAATACTGTGTTGCAGCTAATTAACAAAAGCTCTAGGCAAACGGTTGATTATACCGTAACAAATACCTTTGATAGTTCAAAGAACATAAGTACAATTACAGGTACGTTTACAGACCTTACAGCAGAAACTTATTACACAATAGTCATCAAGGATGATGTTAGTGAGATTTACAGGGGTATGGCTTATGTTACTAATCAAATTGACTACCCTAAATATGAGGTTGGTAAAGGAGATTACATAGTTGAACAAACATTTGACAACCAGTTTGTGTTCTTGGATAGTTCAGAAAGTGGCGGTGGCGGTGGAGTTGTTAGCTTATGTTACGACACTTCTGTTATGGCTGCTAAAACAAGTGCATTTCAAGTTTGTAGCCTTTACTGCGTTACAGTAGATGGAACTACTTATGATGATTGGTATGTTCCAGCAAAGGGGGAAGTAGATGCGTTTTTGGCTGATTTCCCTAAAATTACGAACAATCAATTAGAGGGTTATGGTTATGATAGAATACCCGAAGGTGTTATAAACCAAAATCCTTTTTCGGTTGATTTTAAAAATATATGGACTTCAACAGAATTAAGTCAAAGCAGTTCTTATATGTGGAGAATGCCATTATACGGTAATAACATAGTAAGTGAACAAAAAAACACGCCAGAAATACAAGCTGATTTACCCTTTGTGGTAAGACCATTTAGATTTGAACCAAACACAGATTCTAGTATCATAACTGGAGATAAATTTGCTGGCGGAGTAGTAGCTGCTATATACAATAGAGATGGAGTTGATGGAAAACTAATTGTATCTCCAACTCAACCAAGTACAGGACATTTATTTTGGAGTGATTTAGGACAAACTTTAACTGGAGTAAACGGAGAGACCAACGGAGAAACTAACAGTAACGCAATATTGGCATTAGGAGGATAAGAGATGGCAAAAAAAGTAAGACATTACGCAAAGAAAAGACCTATTATGAGTAGTAAAGAAGAAGGTAAAATACACATTGTTCAACTCGGTTCTTATTCAAGACCAGAGGTGAAAGAATACTATAACGATGATTTCGTTGCTTATGGTGAGGACAACGACTATTTTACTTACCTGATAGACAGGTACAACGGAAGTCCAACAAACAACGCTGCAATCAATGGCATATCTGAAATGATATATGGAAGAGGTCTTGATGCGACAGACAGTAAAGAGAATGAGGCTGGCTACAAGGAGATGAAAGAACTTCTCAAAAAGGATGTGATTAAGCGAATTACCCACGACTACAAAATGATGGGTCAAGCTGCATTGCAAGTCATATACACCAAAGACCGCACTAAAATAGCTCAAGTAGAGCATATACCAGTAGAGACGTTAAGAGCCGAGAAATGTAACTCTAAAGGCGAAATAGAGGCATACTACTACCATTCTGACTGGAGTACAGCAAGTACAGGAGACAAGCTAACTAGAATACCTGCATTTGGGTTCTCTAATGCTGCTATTGAGATACTATACATAAAGCCTTATCGTGCTGGGTATAAATACTATTCGCCAGTAGATTATCAAGGAGGATTACAGTATGCAGAGTTAGAAGAAGAGATTGCTAACTATCACATTAATAACATACAGAATGGATTGAGTCCATCTATGCTTATCAACTTTAACAACGGTACGCCAGATGCGGAGCAGAGAGATGCCATAGAGAATAGCATTATAAATAAATTTAGCGGTAGCTCTAACGCAGGTCGTTTCATCTTGGCGTTTAACGATAGTAAGGAATTAGCAGCAACCATCGAGCCTGTACAGCTATCAGATGCACACCAGCAATACCAGTTCTTGTCTGACGAGAGTATGCGTAAGGTAATGGTATCACACCGTATCGTATCACCTATGCTTGTTGGTATAAAGGATAACTCTGGTCTTGGAAACAATGCGGAGGAACTACAAACCGCATCTGTTCTTATGGACAACACAGTAATCAGACCAATGCAAGTTACTATTCTTGATGAGCTAGAAAAGATACTTGAGTACAACGGAATTGAATTAGACATTTACTTTAAGACCCTACAACCGCTTGAATTTACTGACTTGACTAACGCTATCAGCGAAGCCGAGATAGAGAAGGAAACAGGCGTTAAAAAGGATATTGAAGAGGAAGTCAAAGAAAAGGTAGAAGAACAAATTGAAGATGTAGAATAATGGCAACAGCAATATTTATAAAGAGAAGCGACCTAATTAAGAATACTGCGTTAAGCGGTTCGATTGATACTGATAAATTTATTCAGTTCGTGAAGATTGCGCAAGAGATTCACATTCAAAACTATTTAGGAAGCGACTTGTATGATAAGATTAGTGCCGATATAGTTGCTGGTTCTCTTGCAGGAGATTATTTGGCGCTAGTAAACGATTATATACAACCCATGCTTATTCATTATGCTATGGTTGAGTACCTTCCGTTTGCGTCTTATACTATTGCTAATGGAGGTGTATTTAAGCACAGTTCTGAAAACAGTACTATTGTAGACAAGCAAGAGATTGATTCGCTTATAGCAAAGGAGAGGGATTATGCGGAATACTACACTCAAAGGCTAATTGACTATTTAAGTTTCAATGCGCCAAGTAAGTTCCCAGAGTATTACAGTAATAATAACGAGGAAATATATCCTGATAAAAACGCTTTATTTAACGGATGGATGCTGTAAGTAAATACAAACCAAAGAAGGACAACGAATTAAAACTAAAATGTTACTTAAATAAAGATAAAGATGTCTTACGGAAAAATTTACGAAACGACTTGGTGGGGAAATCCTGTTAGTGGCGGTTGGGGTGGTATATATTACGACCTTGCTGAACA